GCAGAAGCAGTGTGGGTAACAGCGTCGTCGCCAGTACCAACAGTTTCAGATTCAGTAACACGCCAGTGCGCCACTTGTACCCCTCCTGTCGCAATATCACGCTCAAGGTTAGCTATGGTCCATGTAGCCATTAGTTTTCTCCTTCAAGTTGTGCAACTCTGGCACGTAGTGATTGAATTTCTTTTAACATCATGGGTACTAGCTTTGAGTAGTCCACGCCCATCATGTCGTCTGAGTCAGCGTCTCCACTGACAGCCTCTGGTGCAACGCTTTGTAACTCCTGAGCAACCATGCCGTACTTCTGGTGTGAACCGTCAGCCTTCCAGTCAAATGAACGTACTTTAATAGCGTCAATGTCGTCAGAAGCAGAAGGTGCGTCTACGATGTTGTCTTTGAGGCGTTGATCTGATGGGCTATTAAACTGACATGTAGAGCCAGTAAGCGTAATGTTACCAACAGCCCCATTGGGATTGTAAAACCTTGCAACTGCTTCGGCTGTAGTAACAGTTGTTCCTAATTGCAAAATAGTTCTGTCGCCAGATTGATTAACTTCAAAACCTGCTCCACCTGCACCACCAGAAGGCAATGCAGTACAGCCAACCAGCAAGTTGCCAGAGCTATTAAACCTAGCAACCTCGCTACCAGCACAACTAAAACCAATGTCATTGGATGACGCTCTGTACATACCTGTAGAGCCGTCAGTAAGGAATGTTGGAGTTGATTCACTACCAGCGCCGCCTCTAAAGGTTCCGCTTGAAGTTACATTGCCTGACAGGAAGAGGTCTTTGAAGCGAGCATTTGCGTGACCAAGGTCAGTTGCGGCATCACTAATGGCTTGTGAATTTACATCAAAAGGAATAATTGCGTTTATGCCTGCGTATTCAAATCGCAAGCCTGAGTCATTGGTTCCAATGTATAAATCGGTGCCGAATGTACCAATACTACCTACGGTTGTGTTGTCTTTGCGGAATAATGCAATATCGCCATCAGAAGTATTACGCCCTAAATCTAACGCATGAGACCCGTCTCTTGTTGCTCCGATAGTTCCATAGTTATATATGGCTGAACCTACGACCGATGTTGACGTAGACGTTTTCCCAACCAGCAAATTGCCGCTAGCGTCAAGGCGCATGCGTTCTGTGTTGTCTGTACCAAACGATAAAAAGTTATTGGCGCGATTGAACACGGCAGCAAAAACGCCTGCGTATAGCTCCAAAGTGTCACCACTGGTAGCGTCTAGCCAGATACGAGCGTCAGAGGTGTCTGCGACGTGTAAATCCGCCAGAGAGTTTGGTGAACTAGTGCCAATA